GCCTGTTACTGACTCTTGCTCTTTTTGCAATCTCATTAACTTACGCGCTTCGCCCAATGTAGTTACGCTGATTGCGCCGCCTGTGCCTAAATTTGCATGACCTGAGGCAAAAACTGCAGTGCTGTCTGCATTCAATGTTGGATTGCTTGTAATTAAGTCGATAACAAATGACGCAACTTTTTGATTGGCTTTCTGACCAAATCGCAATGGCAATTCAACCAATGCATTGACATCATCATTCACAATCAGCTTGCGTGTAACCATGATCTCACGACCATAAGTTTTTGCTTGCATTGTTTCTTTATAATCGGACAAATAACTGCGCTCGTAGCTGCCGTCTTCTGCAACTTCATTCAAAACGCCCATGCCACCTAGATTAACTCGCGATGTGCTGCGAAAATCTGTCAATGAACCAATGCGACAAAAATTGCGCCAGCTGCCAGCGTTCATCTGATAGCCTGTCATCATCTGCTTGTTTGCAATGTTCTCGACAACTGCTGCCATGTCTGATGTTGTTAGACCGCCGCCGTCACGTTGTAATGCAACTTTGACCATCTGGTTTTTGTCTAGTCCATTAACGTTTGTGCCGCGTAGCTCTAATGATTTGCGGCAAAAATCGACCAAGCTATAAGATTTGAACTCATTCTGCGCTGCAGCTGCTTTTGTTTCTGCATCTGCTTGACCGCTGCGCACTAAAATCGCCTGTTCCATGCCTGCGCGCAATTTGTCAATCGCGTCCTCACCTGACTCAACGTGTGTTTCACGTTTTACATCTGACGCGGCTGGCTTTGCTTCGTCTATGATTTGTGATGTTGTTAACTGCGCGCGTAATACCTTGTTTAGCTCTGTCGCAGCTTGCGCTGTTGTCCATCCATCTTTAATTGCTTGTTTGCGCAATGTATTAACGCCCACAATGTCCAAATGATCGTCAAACACTGCATCAATGTCGTTTCTGCGCTGAATCTCAGCTGTACGACCTTGCTCAATGTAAGCCTGACGATCCATTGATGCTACTTCTGTCTGATCTGTCATTTGCTTAACCTCTGGTTTAGTTTGTGTTTCAATTTCATCTTTTCGCGCAATACCAACGCTCGCGTCTGCTGGTATCGACACAATAGATACTTCTAACGGCTGCCAATCTTTATAAACAATTGTATTGTCATCGTCATTAATCTCATAATCGGTCAGACTGCGGCGCGCACCAACTGACGCGTCACGCAATGTGCCATCATCTATCATTTGTAGAACTTCCTGCGCTTTTGGCGTGTTGCTGAATGTAGCATTGCCGCGTAATACATTATCATCGTCTATGCGCACATCATTAACGCGACCAATTGGCATGTTGCTATCGTGATTAAATAAGAGCGGCAAACCATTATCGTCTGCACGCGACAAATCGATATGCTCTGGTTTATGACTCAATATTTCGCCGTCAACTGGCATTTCACTGCTAATCGCAATTGGCAATGCGCGCTTCTCGTCATCATATAAGCCGCGATCTATTAAAATGCTGCGCTTAATTGACGGCTCTGATTGCTCGATCTTCTGCATCGTCATTGACCTCTTGATTTTCGCCATTTTCCTGTTCTGCTGCCTGCGTTGTTTGGAATTCATCTTGCGTTATTTCCTTGGTAATTTGCTCTGGATCGCCCCCGCGCTCGCGTATAATTTGCTGTCGGCTGCGCAACCCCATTTCAATGTCAGTTTTTGCGCCTGCTGCCTCTTTTGCCGGGTCAATTAAGAATAAACCTTGACCTCTAAAATCAACGTCGAATATCGTGTCATTATCAACGCCAACTAATGGTATGTTGCGCACGCGCACTGCTTCCTGCACGACTTCGCGATATATAGGCTTCAGCACTGTTTGATAATATATTTTGCGCAGCCGCTTATAGAATCTGTCCATCTCGATTAATTCCTGACGCTGCGCGCTATATGTGCCGTTATAATTTCTACTAACTGTGCTATATCCTGTCATGGTTGCAGCTGCAACACGCCGAATTTGCGATTGCACGAATGGGTCGAGATTTGGATTTGGTCTGTCGGCTTTAATAGCTGTTACATCCTCGCCAGCTTGCAAATGCCATACGCTAAATGGCGCGACCTGATAATTTGGCACGCCGTCCTGATCTGTATCATGAATGCCACTGCCCAACTGTTTTTTTATCGCTATTGTTTGCGCCGCATTCACGCGCGCTGCGACACGTTCGCTCTGCTCGTAATCGCTTAAATCGAGCAATGTGTCAATCACTGGCGCTAATATGCTGATGCCGCGCGTTTGTCGCGCCCTGCGTGTATTTTTTAGATGTATGATGTTATCTGCTGATATTTTGCGTGTCTGTAAGGTGGTTTTTGCCAATCCGTATGTGTTATGCGGATGATCGACATAAACTAAATATTCTACTGGCTTGCCCCAATCGTTTTTACGCACGCCATGCACATATTCGGTCATATCTATGTATGTGTCGAATGGCACAAACTCGCTTTCTAATAATTCTACAGTGTATTGCAAATCAGTTTGCCAATCGTAATCTGTCCCACGGCGTATATGCTGCAAAAATATTTCGCCATCACGCAACCAGCTTGTGACAATTTTTTCCTCAAACTCGCAACCATATAGCTCACCTGTGGCGTCTGGGTATTGCATAAAATCGTCAAATGCTTTTTTCAGCTGCAAATTTGTTTCTTTAGCCAACTGCCCGTTAGTCTGCAGCACCATCGGCTCGACTTTCGTGCCATCGCCAACAATATTTGTTACTAACGCCTCCATGACGGACACTGCTATCGCGTTATTTTCGTCTAACCAGCGCGCAGAATCCCTAATTTTGCCGCGCGTGTGATGCATAACAGCATCTGCGCTATGCGATCCAATTTGACGTTGCGGATGGCGTTTGTTTGTTTTGTCGTGTTCATAAAGACGCGCAGCATCGCTGGTTTGTGGTTTTTTGCCAAATATTTTGTCAAAAATACTCATTGGAATGCTGCGCTCACATTGCCTGCGCCTGATGTGCCTGCCTGCTGCGCTTCAATTGATTGAATACGTCTTACGAGGCGTGCTTCCTCTGCAACTAAATCGGCTATGTTCTGGCGCGTAAGGCTGTTATCAACTGTGCTATATGACTGCGCTTTATACGCGCGCGTTAATGCGCTGCGCACCTCGGTTAATTGCGCAGCTGCTGTTGCTAATTCACTTGCAAGCGATAACGTAGCCATGTTGCGCAGTATATGCACAATATATTGTGATACAACAACTTATTTTTACAACATATAGACAATCAAGCTGCTGATTTTAGATATAACCCTGTGACCATTCATTATATGGCTGTTGCTGTGGCTGTTTTTTCGGTTTTGCACCTGTTTTTGCGGCAATGACTCAACCCCTTCGACCACTGCTGCAACGCGCGCATAGACTTCGGCATCAAAAAAGTGATTTTCATATCCACGCCTGACCACCCATACACGCACGCCGCTGGGTTTGATAATCATCATCTCTGACACTAAATGTTTTAGATAAAATTCTGGCGTGCCAGCATACAAATGGAATGCGCCGGATTGATTTAACGGCACATTGTAGCGGCTATGCATCCACTGGTTGAAATGATCGCGATCAACCAAAAATTGCGGTATACCGGTTTTTACTTTTTGACCGCCAGCGTCAAGCGTCATCTCGCTGCGCCTAATTGTTTCGCCATTGAGATTTTGCCTACCAAATACTGCAGATACTTGCCCTGCGTGCTTGCTAATAAATGTTTTTACTAAATGCTGATCCAGCCGCCACTTATCGTTTGGTCGATAGCCGCAATCGATTAATACGCGCCTAATTTTTTTGCCGCTATAGCTGCGACCAATGAAATTGGACAACTGCTGCCACACATCGGTATTGTCTGTATCCCCGTAGATATGTTCATAATCTATGAGCCACGATTCCGACATATGCCCCCAACCGCGAACAGTGACATAGAAACCTGTTTTACCCACATCGATGCCGCATGTAATAAACTGCACGCCATCTGGCACTGTGCATTGCTCGTAGCTGTCAACCAATATTTCGACTTTTGCCACACTTGTTACTTGCCCGTCCATAACAAATGGCTCGCCAAATCGTGTGTTTATTACTGCTTGTATTTCGTTTTGATCGTGTGATCGATATGCTCGCACAATTTGTTCGGCTGATTTATTGAAAGTGACAAATGGGCTGCATAAACCGCCGACAAAAAAACTGGCAATGCTGGTTTTTTTAATTTCTGACGCTTTAATTAAATTTCCGCGCTGATCTTGCGTGTATGGCACATATTGCCCAGTTCGGTTTAATTCTGGTCGTTTTTCGTCATATATTTTATGTTTACAATATGGACACTCAACATGTGCAGTATCATGCGCCTGTTCTGGCGTTGCATCTTTAGCCCATTTTAGGGTTTTTAGCATTGGCACGAAAGATTCGCTGCAATTTGGGCAATGCCACGACCACATTAACATCGTGCCACGCAAAAACCATTTCCATATTGTCGATGCGCCCTCAATGGTCGGACTGCTAAACATGCATATTTTGCGATTCCAATATGTTGTTGTACGGGCGCTGGCTATGCTTACAACATCGCCCTCATTGAGCGGCTGCATTCTGTCGACCTCATCGATCAACACCATTGCGTTTGGATGTGACGCCAACTCTGTTGCACTACCAGCCCACGCAAAACCCAACCGCACGCCGCCAAAGAATTTTTCTGTTACCTTGTTTTTTTGACCTTTAGCCAATCGTTGCTTGAGAATTGGCGTTGCATTGACCATTGCATCAAATCTATCTGAACTAATGGAGCGTACCAATTTTTCTGTCGGCTCAACAATCAATGTCGGCTGCGGGAAATCTGTTAGCTTGTGACCAACAATGTTTAACATGGTTTCTGTTTTACCCGCCTGTGATGACATTACGCATACAACATGGTCATAATCATGATTGCTCGTTGCGCGGCATATCTCGCGCGTGTATGGCACTATATCTGTCTGCCACTGACCAGCGATCGCGCTGCCCTTCGGCAACACACGATTTTCATCTGCCCATTGGTCAGCTGTCCGATTCGGTGGCGGCTGTAGCAGCTGCGCCAACTGTCCCCATATCTTGGAGCAATTCTGCCTGCTGACTTGCGTATTGAGCAATCCTGCGCTGTGTGTTTTTTGACTCATCAATTATCAATTGTTTGTTTTGGTTGTCCGTTTGTACTCGACTTGCGATCTGATTAATTTCTGCTACAACTTGCGATGCTAAACTTTCTAATAACTGCTTAGCATCCTCATATAATATTAATTTGCTTTGCTTTATTGCGATGTCGACATTTGTGCGTTTTGTGCGCGCAATGATTTCTTTGATTTTGTGTTTTTCCAACTCGCTGCCAGCGCGTGCTTGCATTTCTGATTTATCTATACGCCAACGTATGCACTCGCGCAGATCATATTTGCCATGTCCAACTTTCGGCATGCCCTCTTTTACCAGCTGCCCTATTCGTTGTGGTGTTACGTCAAATAACTCTGCCAAATCGTTTGCGCCTACCTCAAAATCCACAATCAAACACCTTTTGTTTTGTTTCAAATTTTTTACGTTTTTCGCGCGTATTCCGACC